ATCACCTCTGGGGGCCAGTGAAAAATTACTGCAACGTCTGCGATGGCGTGCTCGACTCGGTCTGGAAGTTTTCCTCCTTGGCCGACTTCGGCAGCAAAAAACCGGTCACCGCCGTTCCCAACTGGGTCAGGTCCGCAGGATCCAGCTTGCTCACGTCGTGCTGGGTGAGCGTGGGCGTGGTGATGCGCGGCAGCACGGTGTGCAGCGCAGTCACGTCCATACGCATCAGGTCGACCAGGCTGCAGCCGCGCAGCTCGCCCGAGCCGGGCTTGCGTACCGTGATGGACTTGATGGTCTGCTCGCCGCGCTTGATGGGGCTATCGAGGGTGATATCGGTGGAGGTCGGTTGGGTCATGGCGTTGGATTCCAGAAGACAGGGATGCAGGAACGAGCCAGCCCGAAGGCCGGCCCGCGTGAGGGCTCGTTACAGGCCCATGGCGCGGCGCTGGCCGGCCAGGCGATCGACACCGAAGATGACCTCGATGAAGTTCTCGTGGTCGATCTCGCACCAGACTTCGCCGTTGACGGTCAGTTTGTAGTAGCTGACCGACGACTTGACCTTGAACTGGCTGTTGTCGCCGGCCTTGGCGTTCCCCATGTCCAGCTCGGTGTGACGGCCGCGAACGATGATCTCGACAGAGTCCGTGTCGCTCTCGTCATCGCGCTGGAACGCGCCGGCAAAGCGCAGCAGGACGCCCGAGACAGACGTGATGCCCCATTCCTTGAAGATGGCGCGCATGAGGCCGCCATAGGTGGCCTCCATCTCCATCTTCTCGGCCCCCAGATCGATATCGACCGGGCCATTCATGCCGCCCGCCCGATACTCTTCCAGCTTGCGCGCCAGCTTCGGGGTGGTGAGTTCCTCGCATTCCCCCACAAAGCTCTCGCCGTTGTGAAAGACATTGAAGTTTTTGAGTTTGCGTGGCAATGCCATGGCAGTTCCCTTTCAGGTGTTGGCAGCTCGGACGCTTACGCGTTGACGGCCTGCGCGAATTGCATGAGATAGCGGTCGGTGATGCGCTGGCGCAGCGTCAGGTTTTCCAGCGGCGGTACCGGCGTGTAGTCGTAGTCGATGCCGAGCTGGCCATCCTTCAGCGAGTCCTTGGGGTTGAACTCCGGGTCGTACCAGGCGGAACCGCCGAGCAGGTAACCGTTACGCGTCAGCGTGCGCATCTTTCCGTTGATGCCTTCCACGAGGTCTCGCACCAGCGACGGCGTCATCGGCAGATCCATGGCCCAGGCATGTGCCTCTGCCATGGTGTCCGCCAGCACTTGTGCCGTGCGGGTGTAGTTCTCGAACTGGAAGAGCGGATCCGAGCTGCAGGTACGCGAGCCCCAGAAACGGAAGCCCTGAAAGTTGATCAGCGTGGTGACGTCATTCTGGTTCAGATAGCCGGCGTCGGTGGCCGGATCCTGCAGATCCCAGAACACGTCCTTGGACAGGCCCGTGACGCCGTTGATGGCCACGTTCGACAGCGTCTTGTGCCAGCCCACGTCGTTGTCGAGCTTGGCACGCAGGCCGAGCGCGCGCGCCGTGGCGAACAGCGTGGTGTCTGCGCTGGATACCGTGTCCCAGCCGATGAAGTCTGGCCAGATGGTCATCAGCTCGCGTTGACCGAAGTTGTCGCGGTAGGCGACGGCCTCTTCTTTGGTTTCGCAGCCGAACGCCGACACATAGGCGAACGCGCGCAGCTTCTGGGCGATGCTGGCCAGCTCCGTGGCCACGGGCAGGCTGTCCATGCCCGGGATGCCGAGAATGCGCGGCGTGACGCCCAGGCTGTTCTTGGCCGACAGCAGGGCCTTCATGCCGGTGAAGCGGCCGTTGGCGTCGGTGCCACCGATCAGATTGCTGGTGGTCTCGGCGTCGGTCGCCCCCTTGGCCACGCGCACGACCACGGTCAGCGGGTTGGCCTGGTCGGTGATCGCGTCGAGCGTCTTGGCCAGCGTGCCCGTATCCCCAGCCTTGCCGAGCGACGACATGGGGCTGGCGAGCAATACCGGCTTGTTGAGGGGGAAGACCGTCGCGTCCGCATCGTCAGCGGTACAGACGATGCCGGGCACGGCGGTCGAGATGGTACGAATGGGGCGGGTGCCTTCGTTGATTTCAACGACACGTACGCCGTGGTGGTAGTCAGATGGCATGCAGTCCTCCGGGAGTGGTCCTGACGATGGTGGGATCGTCCCAGTAGGATGCTGCGCACGCGCGAGGCTGTCTCTCGAAGGATGTTGTACGCCAGCGGCGCACAACATCAGGCGGGCATGAGCAGAGGAATTGGCGCTGCGGGCGGCAGCATCCAGAGGTGTTGCGGGTACACGCGGCGGCGGAACTCAGGACGCACAAGCGGTTGGCCAGCGGCATCGAACGCCCATGCCACCAGCTCGGAACAGAACCAAGCATCGTCTTGCTGCCAGTCTCGCCGCAATGCCAGACCGATCAGCGCCGTGTAGTCGTACGGCTTCTCGATCTGACTGGCCGCCGCCGCAAGCACTGCAGCTGGTTCACGGCAGGGCAGGTCCACCAGGGCGAAGTCCGCGGCGCGGGTCATCGAATCGCCCAGCGGCGCGCGTCTCACGCCGTGGAGCGCTACCGCCTCGATCACGCTGTCACCGTCGACCAAAGCAACGTGTGACCACCTCGACCACGTCGCAACGCGGATCGCGGCGGATAGCGGCCAGTGCGTCGTGGAGAACAACAGTCGGACGGTCGACATGATCAGCCCTCGAAGGTGGCCGGCCAGCCCGCAGCCGTGTTGTACGAGACGGGGTCGGTGGATGCCTCCACCTCCAGTCGTTTTTGCTCGGCGATGGCGAACAGACGGGCATCCAGCTCTTTGGTCGCGTTGACCACATCGAGCGCCATCTGTACTGTCACGGCAACGAATTCGCCGCCGAGTGTCTTCCATTGGAGCGGCTGGCCCAGTACCGGCACCGGCTCGGCATCGGCCTTGCCAGCCGCGAGCAGATCGCGCGCAGTGTCCTTGATGCCGAGCCATTGGATGCGACTGTCCGCGTCCGAATGAAACCATTGGCCTGAGACCAACACCCCGGATGCTTTGCGACGGTCCCGCTCGGCCTTGATTGCCTCCCACTTGCGGGCGCGAATCTCAGTCAGGGAAGAGCTCGCCGGGGCGGTGAACTTCACGCCGTCATATGACCAGCCGATCTGCACCTCGTCGGGTGCAGAAACGCCGGCTACATCGCCGATCAGCACGCCGGCCACGCGACCCTTATCGATAATGACTTTCTTCATGGTTATGCCACTCCCAGGGCATTGAGTTGTGCATAGACGCCGCCGACCGTAGATACGGTGCAGTCAAACTGCGCATCCCACGACAGTCGGTAGCGGGAAACGGATTGCCCGTTGAGCAACATGCGATCCAGCGCACCGGTGGTCGTAATGGTGGTGATGTCGTAACCGAGGGATGCAACGACCTTCGGCGTGCGCGCCCAATTGACGTTGACGGAATACGAAATGAAGAACCCGCCTGTGGCGTCCGTGGTGACCGGCGTGGTGTATTGAAGCTGGAAAGACAGCGTGGCCTTGTTTGCAAGCACGGTCACGGTCGGCAAAGAACCTGCGGCACCGGTGACGACCTTTGCAATCAGCATGTCAAGCGGTGTGCTATCAAAGCCGCCGCCGTTCGCCGCGTTCGCGGTGCCTTTCAGCGACGCCGGAATGGTGTCGGCGTCGGTTCCCTTCTGTACGTAGAACGTGAGAGCGCCGTTAGCGAATTGAGCGCGCAGGTAGTAGGTGCTATTGACGTCGAGGTTAGGGGAGGACCACGCCACAGTGCCCGCCATGACTTGCCGCGCAGTCTTGCCGGCGACGATTTCCTTGCCGAGCGCGAACGCATAGCCTGCCGGAATCGAAACCGTGCCGCCAGTTCCTCCGACCGTTGCGCCGGTGGCAGGGATGACATTGCTTGCCGTGTCGATCGTCGGGAAGGGAAGCGCGGATAGCGGCAAGGCGAGGTCGGCAGACAGACCATAGTCGTCGGCCGTGCCGGAGTTGACGCCGCCGATGACCTGGCCTCGGGCGTTCACCGTCACGCGGCTATAGGTGCCGGCCGCTACGCCGGTCTTTCCGCCCAGCATCTCGAATGCCAGGGCCGTGGTGCCCAGTGTGATGGGGCTGTCCGTGACCAGCTGCCAGACGGAGTCCGCGTTGGCGTTGCCCTGCTCGACCGTGACGAAGAGACCAGGCGTGACCTCGATGCTGGCATCGGCATCGGCCGCGCGAGTCCATGCGCCCGCCGCTGCTACGTAAATCCCGTTGTCGCTGCCTGCGGCCTGATCCTTGACCAGAACCCGTGCGCCGGCCGTCAGCACAACGCCGTCGACAGTCTGCAGTCCCGACAGGGCGGCCAGCGGTGCGGTAGTGGCGACCAGCACGGACTGTTTGCTGTCGAGTTTCGCCAGTTCCGCGGCAATCTGTGTATCGGAATAAGTGCGCGCCAGCGCAACCTGCGCGTCAGCATATGCGCGGGCAAGGGTTGCCTGTGCGTCAGCATAGGCGCGCGTGGCGAGCACGATGGCTGGGTCAATCTTCAGCTCGACCGTGGCGCCGCTCGTTACGAGGCAGACCAGCCGGACGATCTGTTGGCGCCCAGACCCTTCCGCCAGCTGCGGCTTGTAGGTCTCGGGGATGTTGCTGTAGTAGATCATCGTGCCGCCTTCATCGAACAGGCCGGCCTCGCGGATCCACCACCCGCCTACGTCTTCAGGTATGACCTGCTCGGCAATGATCTGGCTTGAGTTGGCGGGATCTTGCGTCAGCGAATTGATCGGCGCGCGACGCTTCTCATTGATCAGCGTCTTACGATCCCGGCTTGGCACGGGTAGAGCACCATTTCCGTCACCCACAGCCATGTGCGTGAGCTTCAGGGGAATGCCGAGTGCCTGTGCATTCGCGAGTTTCGCCTCGCCGTCAGCGGTGGGGAGCAGAAAATAGGTTTGAGCCATGGCTTACAGAGGGTTGACGGTGATCGTGTCGACCAGGTGCGCCGCGCCCGCATAGAACGAAGCGCCACAGACCTCGACGGGTTCCGGGGAATATGGATAGACGGTGATGACGTCGCCGAGCAGCGGCAGGCCGGCGTAACGCACCGCGCCGCGCGTCTCGACACTGATGGCCAGTCCGGTCAGGTGCCGGGACAGTGGCTTGGCGTCGTCAATGAGGCGCTCCAGCTCGGCATACATTTCTTCGGTAATGCCGGTGTCCAGCACGCCGACATCGAGATGGAAGGTGCCGCGTGGTCCTTCCGGGTTCATGTCGTACCAGGGCACGACGCGGATCAGGTAACCGAGCGGCTCAATGGCGCGTCGGATCGCGCCGACTGTCCCCTTGCGCTGATGCACGAAGAACGAGGCGTCGATCACCGCCCGCTTCGTTCCTTCGGGCCAGCTCGGATCCCAGCGGTCCACGGACCTTTCCCATGCAAGGAAGGGCAGCACACTCGCAGCGCACTTGCCCGCATCACCCAGATCGCGGATCGGCACCGGCACACGCTCGATGGCGGCGCCGGCGGTGGCGATATTCCGCTCAACCTGCGTAGCGTTAGGGGGCAGGAGCCTACTCACGCGCGCCCCCGTCCACGATGTTCACGGCGGTGCAGTAGGCGGCTTGCGTCTCATCAAGCACTGCGTCTACCGCAGGCTGCCGAATCTCGACGCGCGACACGCCCTCGGCGAAAAGCGCGCTGTTGATTGCTGAGCGGTCGATATCGCGGCCGAGCCGGCGGCTGTCCTTTCGATAAGCGTCCAGGCGTTTCGCGGCCTCGGCCAACACCAGCTCGCGCTCCGGACCGTTCGTCTTGGTGTAGACCGTGGCGTCGATTGCATAGTGGGTGATCTGGGCCGATTGAACGGTCAGCCGGTCGGCCAATGGCCTCACGTCTTCGTCGCTGAGTGCCGCTTCCACGTTGCCCAGCACGTCCTGACCAACACTGCCGTCGCCATCAATGCCGAGAACGGTAACGACAACCTCGCACGGGGCGGGGCTGATCGCACTGACATCGGCGATCCGCCCGTCGGCGCTGCGGGCATGAAACTTATAGCCTTCTCGCGGCCCGGCGGTAGACAGGCCTTCAAAGGCGAGCTGGGTGCGCTCGGTCAGCGAATCGTCCTCTTCCATCACGGCGGCCGTGGGCGGCTCGGTGCTGTCGTCTTCGGGCGTCACCACCAGGCGTTCCACGTTGTAGTTCGCGGCGACGTGTTCGAGGTCGTTACCCTTGGCATAGGCGAGCATGCGCGCACGCGCCGCGTCATTGACGCGCTGACGCAGCACAGTCTCGCGGTAGGCGTTCTCCTCGATCAGCTTCACGACGGGCTCGGATTCGAGCTGGAGCGTCTGTGCGACGTCGGCCTGCTGAGCGACGGGAAATAGGCTGACGTAGTAGGCCTTGCGTTCGGCAACGATGGTTTCGTAGTCGATGTTCTCGACCACATCCGGTACCGGCAGGCGGGAAAGATCAATGGGCGTGGTCATGCCTTGGCCTCGCGCAGGGGGATGGAAAGCGTACCGAGCGGCGTGCTACGGGCACCGTCGATGCGATCCGCATCCAGATCCACCGTCATGGCGCCTTCGCCGTCGATCACGAACGATGCGGAGTTGACCTGCACGCGGGGTTCCCAATTCACGATGGCCGCGACAGCGGCGGACATCACGCGCAGCTGGGTGACATCGTTTAGCGGCTGGTCGATCAGCATTGGCACCTGGGAGCCGTAGGTGCGCCGCATTGGGCGCGTTCCTTCCGGCGTGGTGAGAATGTCGCGGATGGACTGCCAGATGTGATCCAGATCCGTGATGGCACGGCCTGTCGCGCTGTTGAGCCCGTAGTAGGTCATCGCGTGCCCTCTGTCCACGAGCCACCACGCTGCACGCTGCCGTGGCCATGGTCATCGAGCACCACACCGTTGGACGAGAGCTTGCCGTCCTCGTGGTTGAAGTCGCCGGTGATGACGTTGCCGTTGGCGCCGCCCTTGCCTGCGATGCCGTTCTGGTAAGAGAGCAAGCCCTTGACGGTCAAGTTGCCATCGATGGTGGTATCCGGGCACTTCACCAGGACACTGGTGGCGGCCTCTACGATGACCTTCTGAATGCCGGCGACTGTCAGGGTGCCGGTAACGTGGTTGTAAGTCGTCATCGCGCCATCTGGATACAGCGTGACGGTTTCGTCCGGGCTGTGGCTCGGCGTATCGTTGGCGTCGGAAGGGATGCCGCACAGCACGATGCCGTTGCGCGGCTCGCCGCTGGGACAGAAGAGCAGCACCTGCTCCCCGACTGTCGGTGGACTCCACGTGCGCGTGCCGCCGGCACGGCGCTCAGCCCACGGGAGCCAGTCCGTGTCGAGCCCGCCGGATTTGATGCGGACGCGCGGGGGCTTGCCATGCTGGACCTCGGCAACAGTACCAGTGCGTAGCAGGTTCTCAATCAGGCGGAGGATTTCAACGGAGTTCATACCCGCAAGCGTGCCTTGCGCGCGCGGGTAAGTCAGTCGATTGATGTTGTATCACCTCGTGCGACAACAACGACGTTGTGGACCACTCAGGATGGAGGCCGCTCGGCGTACGCGTAGAATCCCAGGGCTTCGAAGCTTGTGTCTACTTCGCTATTGCCAGAACATCGCCAAAAACCACTATGCCAACCACCCCAAAGCACTGGAACTACTTCCTTGCCGTCGAAGCGGAACTGATGGCAGCAACGCGCTACGTTGAATTCGATGAAGCAAACTTCAGTTGCTATTCAAACGAGTTTGCGAAGTTGATCGTTCTCGCAGCTAGCGAAGTCGATTCGATTTTTAGGGAGCTCTGCAAGCATCTCGCCCCGTCTTCTCCAGCTGGAAACATCAAGGACTACCTGCCCACTCTCCTTGGCAAGTATCCGGACCTCACGAAATGTGAGGTAGCGATTCCTCGGTATAGCTTGACTTTGCAGCCATGGAAGGAATGGACAGCGGAGACGCGACCACATTGGTGGAATATGAGCTACAACAAACTCAAACACGAGCGTTCGGAGTACTTCTCAAATGCGACGCTTGGTGCTGCATTGAATGCAATCGCAGCGCAGTTCCTGGCCCTGCAGCTATATCACCACGCAGTAGTCGGCGAGTTTGTTTCGGTCGATTTTGCTATTCGCAGCGCGCTATTCACACCTCAGCGAAGGCAGGGCGACAAGAGCGCCATAAACTTCGGATATGGTGACCCGTTCTATCACTTGCTGCCACCGCTTGAACCGGATAGCTACAAGCTTTGACGACCAGCAGTTCTCGGTCCGGCTACGTTACCAGATGGTTCAGAATCATCTCGACCAGCTGCTGGACATCCCCATCGGCGAAGCCGAGCAGCTCCCGCTTCGCGTACAGCACTTCGAGTCCTCCCTTGTTCACCCGGTCTCGCAGGCCGAACTGGTGAACAGCGGCAATCCGCTCAGCATTGCCGATGAAGGTCACCACCGCGCTGTTCGGATCGGACTGGGCTTTCATGAAACGGGAGGTGCGTAGGCGCATGAACATCGCCCGGCGCACACGGCCTGTGCGTTGCCTCAGGCGCGGCTTACGTGGCTCATAGGCCGAACCATCTGGATTGCACTGTTCGGCGATCCGCACTGTCTGACGGCGCCGCATCTCTCCAGCGACGGCGCGCAGCAGGGCGCGTCGTTCGCCGGCATCTAGCTTGTGTAGCAAAGCGCCCGCCCATGCGGTCAGGTCTTCCAGGCTGTTCATGGTGCAGGCAGCTGCCAGCCGGATGGGTCATCGAACTCGTTCACCGGCTCCGGCGCGTGCGTGATGCTGTAACGTCCTTCCACCACCTTGACGATCACCCGCTCGGTCAGCGGGATACGCATCAGCAAGTCGACACAGTCGTGGCTCAGGATGTCCGTCTCGAACTTGAAGCCATCCGGCCGCCGGTCGGGGTTCGTGAACAGTTCCGGCTGGTTCGCGCGCAGCCAGGCCATCACCGGCACCATGATGGCGTCTGCGCTCTCCGCAAAGTCCGTCACCAGCAGCGTCAGCGTGTACTGATATTCGAACGAGATGGTCTTCGCGCCAGTGGCCACGACGCGGCCTTCTTCCACGAACAGGTGCAGCTTGTCCGGATTGCGCTTTAGATCCGCCACGGCAGCGGTGATCGCCGCGCGCAGCTCCACAGGCTTTCTCATTGTGCAGGCTCCCCGATGATCGTCACGCCCTGTGCGCGCAGGGTGTCCTGCAGCGCTGTCAGTCGAGCGGCGTTGATGTGGCCGGTGGTGTAGTTGTCGGCGACGGTGCCGGCGACGGCAGAGAGTGGAACGCCTGAGGCGGTCGCATCAGTGCCTCGGGGATCCTGATCGAGCACGCCACCGGAGGCGGCGGTGTCGTGCAGGCGGACAAAGCCACCAGGCACAGTGCAAGCGGCATCAGCAACGACCGTGACATAACGGGGAATCTCCTTGACGATGGTGTCGCCCTTCACGCGGATGGTCTGCACGCGGTCGACATACTTGGTGACCTCGACTACACCCGCATCGGTGTTGTCGAGCTGGGCGCGCAGCGATGCCACCAGCGTTTCAGCTGTGGCGGCACGCTGGATTGAATTCTTGTACCGGTCCGTGAACCACGCACCGGCGCCAGCTGCCGCCACCAGGGTGACGACAGCAGCCAACGCAATAGCAAGCGGCCGGTTCATGCGGGTACCTGTTCCTCGGCCTCGTAACGCGTAAAGGCGCGGGCCAGTTTCACGTCGTAAAGGTTGTCCTTGTACGCCGGGCCGTTGTAGCCAGAGGCAAATGCGGCCCACTTCAGACCCTTCAGCGCCTTGTGCAGGGTGGGATCCGTCGCAATGAACTGTACGAAGGCATCGAGCTGCTCGGCCTCGCCACGGCGCATGCCGTCGGTGAAGTCCTGCACGCTGGCATAGCCAAGGCGTTCCCAGTGGTAGCCCATGATTTGGAACATGCCCCAGCTGGCCGACGCCAAGGCGCACGTCTGGTCAAGGCCTGCGGCTTGCGCCAGCCGCATGTGCTCCGCCGCCTTGCCCATGTATCCGCCACGGACCGGATTCACGATGTTCGGGTACTGACGCGCGAGCTGATCCGCGTCATGGCCGGCGGCGCGCAGTTGCCGGTACATGATGTGGCGTTCGAAGAGGATGATCGGCCGGCCATCGGGAAGGAACCCTGGGCCTTGGCTTTCCACCTCGTTCACGGCACGCACGGCAGCCAGCTTCACATCCAGCGTTGCTGCTGCCCGGCGCAGGTCTTCAGCGCCTAGGTGGCCGGGGATGCGCCCGTCGAGCTGCAGCGCCAGCAGCGTCTTCGGTCCGGCCACTCCGTCCACAACCAGGCCGTAGCGGGTCTGCGCAAACACCACGGCCGCCGCAGTTGTGTCATCGAAGGCGCCGGTCAGTTCGATACGGGCGCCACGCACGCGCAGCAGGCGCTGCAGCTCGCGCACCTCGGCGCCAACATCACCGCGTCGCAGTAGCGTCATGGCTGGATCTCCGAAGCACGCGCAGCAGAAGGGACTCCCCATCTCCATCCGTATTGAGCCCGGTGATGCGGAACAGCTCGACCACATTGCCGCGTACGGCGTAGATGGCAACGCAGAGGATGGCGGTGATGCCGTTGAGCGCCAGCAGCGCCCATTCATAGCGTTCGAACGCTACGCCGATGGCGACGGCGCCGGCCATCACGATCAGGGCGTAGGCCAGTCGCGCGGCCCACGGGCGATGGGCCGCGCCATTGCGGCGGAAGAACAGCAGCCGGATGGCAATCAGCGCGCACAGAAGCGCTTGAAACACGTAGAGCGTCTTCACTTGGCACCTCCGTCGCTGTTGCCCCGAATGAGCGCCACCAAGCGGTCGCTGTTGTCGGCGAGCCGGATCAGCGCCAACAGTAGCTTCACCAGCACGGCCGATGCGACCAGCGCACCCACGCCGTGGCTGACTTCGGTGTCGGCCGGCAAGATCCGCGCGATGAGTGATGCGGCCAGCGGCGCGGCGAGCCACCCCATCACAATGGACAGCATGAGGAAGGCAATCTTCTTGCCGGTGGTCAGCTCGTCCGAATTCAGGGCGAAGACTGCGGCGCCCGCGAACGCGCCCAGCACTGTGGCCGCGTCGACGCCTGGCACCAGCGTGATCGCGCCGATGCCGGTCACCGCGAGGGCGGCCGTCGAGCTGGCGGAGATGGGTTCAGCCATGATTCATTCCTTGGGGTCAGTCCCAGAGCTGGACGCGCTGCACGTCAGCCTGCTG